ATGCCTGCGGCGTGGATATTAATATAGAAGATTTCCATGGACGGGACTGCTACGCCGGGTTGGATTTATCCTCCACCAGCGACCTTACTGCATTGACCTTGGTATTTCCCCCGGAAGGTGAGGATGAAAAATATACGGTTATGCCATTCTTTTGGCTACCGGAGAATGCAATCGACCTGCGCACCCGCCGTGACCATGTACCTTATGCCGTTTGGCGAAAGATGGGTGTCATAAATACTACCGAAGGTGATGTTGTTGATTACGATTATATCACGGCTTTTATAGAAAAGTTGTGTGACAGCTTCAAAATCCGTGAAATCGCCTACGATCGCTGGGGTGCGGAAAAGATACGCCGTGACCTTGAGGAGTTAGGAGAAGAACGTGGCTTTGTAGTTTTTCCGTTCGGCCAGGGCTTTGGCAGTATGGCCGCTCCCACTCGTGACCTTATGCAATTGGTACAGGAGGGTAAATTGCGACACGGTAAGCACCCTGTACTTGATTGGAACATGGGCAATGTAGTGGCAGAAGTTGATGCACATTTAAATATGAAGATAAGCAAGAAAAAATCCACAGAAAAAGTAGACGGAGCAGTGGCTCTGGTGATGGGGCTTGCCCGCGCGATGTTGCAAGAACCCAACCCAGACAGCGTTTACGATTCAAGGGGGATTCTGTTTATATGAAAATAATAAAGAATCTGTTCCGCTCCCGCGACAAACCAAGAACTATTGTCGGCGGTGGCTGGAACTTTTTATTTGGCGGCACCCCAGCCGGGAAGATGGTTAATGAAATTACAGCTATGCAAACATCTGCGGTATATGCTTGTGTTCGTATTCTAGCCGAGGCTGTAGCCAGTTTACCGCTCCATGTGTACCAGCGGCTGCCGGACGGCGGCAAGGCTGTAGATTATGAGCATCCTCTGTATCGGCTACTCCATGATGAACCAAACGATGAAATGACCAGCTTCGTTTGGCGAGAAACGCTTATGTCACATCTGCTGCTTTGGGGAAATGCCTATGCACAAATTGTTAGAGATGGGCGCGGCTATCCCATTGCCCTATATCCATTACTGCCTGATCGCATGACAGTAGACCGTGCCAATAACGGACGGCTTATTTATAAGTACAAAAGTGACAGAGATGTAATTCAGTTTAACCGGGAGAGTGTTCTGCATATACCAGGGTTGGGCTTTGACGGCTTGATTGGCTACTCACCTATTGCCATGGCAAAAAATGCTGTGGGCATGAGCATCGCCACTGAAGAATACGGTAGTAAATTTTTTGCCAATGGTGCTATTCCAGGCGGCATACTGGAGCATCCCGGCACAATAAAGGACATCAAGCGTGTAAAAGAAAGCTGGGCAGCGGGATATCAAGGCGTGGACAATGCCCATAAAGTTGCCATACTCGAAGAAGGTATGAAATTCCACCAGATAACTATCCCCCCGGAACAGGCGCAATTCCTGGAAACGCGCAAATATCAAATTGGTGAGATTGCCCGCATATTTCGTGTGCCGCCACATATGGTGGGCGATTTAGACCGCAGCAGTTTTTCAAATATCGAACAGCAGAGCCTGGAATTCGTAAAATATACCCTTGACCCATGGGTAGTGCGCTGGGAAATGAGTTTACAACAATCGTTACTGCTGCCTGGTGAAAAATCCACCGCCTGCATCAAATTTAACGTAGACGGCCTTTTGCGTGGGGATTTCCAAACAAGAATGGCTGGTTATTCCACAGGCATACAGAATGGCTTTCTATGCATTAACGATGTCCGAGCCTTGGAAGATTTGAACCTGCTATCTGATGAAGAAGGCGGTAATCTTCACTTTGTAAATGGCAACATGGTCAAACTAAGGGATGTAGGGGCTGCCTATGCCAAGAACGTAGAGGAGGATGAAGATTAGTGAACAAATTTTGGAACTTCTCCAAAGGCGAGGACGGTGGCCGCGTCCTGCGCTTTGATGGAGTAATCGCCGCCGAAAGCTGGTGGGGTGATGAAATAACCCCGGAGGTTTTCCGCGCAGAACTTTTTGCCGGGGATGGTGATATAACCGTTTGGCTTAATTCACCCGGCGGTGATTGCATAGCCGCTTCACAAATTTACGCTATGCTTATGGATTACAAAGGAAACGTCACGGTTAAAATTGATGGCATTGCAGCAAGCGCCGCTTCCGTTATTGCCATGGCAGGCACACAGGTGCTTATGGCACCCACGGCCTTAATGATGGTGCATAACCCCATGACATTTGCCATCGGTGACAGTGACGAAATGCAAAAGGCTATAGATATGCTGGCCGCCGTGAAAGAATCCATCATAAATGCGTATCAAATCAAAAGCGGGCAAGGCCGTACAAAGCTGTCCAATCTGATGGATGCGGAAACATGGCTTCCTGCGCAGACGGCTATTGAAATGGGCTTTGCGGATGGCATATTGGAGGACAGCAAGCGTAGCGGAAATGCTACCGAAGCTCAGGATGTTGTAAATTATATGTTCTCACGCATGGCGGTTACAAATTCCTTGCTGGATAAAATGCAAATGAAGCCCAAGGCAGAACCGCCACCCCAAGAACCACCTGTGTCACCCGAACCACCACCAGCACCCCCCAAACCCGAAGGCATCACAGCAGAGTCGCTCGAAAAGCGGCTCTCTTTAATTTTACACTAAATTTATGGAGGTAAACCCACATGAGTAAAACACTAGAACTGCGCGAGAAGCGCAACAAACTATGGAACACAGCCAAGAATTTCCTTGATGAAAAGCGTGGCGCAGACGGTATAGTTTCAGCCGAGGATGCCGCCACTTACGACAAAATGGAAGCCGACATGGTGGCATTGGGCAAGGAAATAGAACGGCTTGAGCGCCAATCTGCATACGACCTTGAAATGGCACAGCCCACAAGCCAGCCAGTTACCAATGCACCCACCAAACCCGACGAAGCCAAAATCGGGCGCGCCAGCCAAGAGTACAAAGAGGACTTCGGCTCGGTGCTTCGCCTTAAAAAACCCGTACACAACGTACTTTCTACTACCCCGGATGCAGACGGCGGCTACTTGGTGCCGGTTGAGTTTGAACGCCGTATCGTGCAGGGCTTGGAAGAAGCCAATGTAATCCGCCGCATTGCCAGAACCATATCTACATCGGCGGAGCGCAAAATCCCCATCGCAGCAGACCAATCTGTGGCTAAATGGACACCTGAAAATGCGCCAATCCAAGAAAGTATGTTGACATTCGCTCAAAAGACGATTGATGCGTACAAATTAACCGACCTTATCCGCATCAGCATGGAATTACTGCAGGATTCCATGTTTGATTTGGAAGGTTACATTGCTGATGACTTTGCCCGCGCATTTGGTGTAGCCGAGGAAGAAGCCTTCTGCATCGGCACAGGCGTAGGCCAACCCACTGGCATATTCCGTGAAACAGGTGGCGGCACCATTGGTGTAAATGCAGGCAACGCAATCAACACCGACAACCTAATAGACCTAATCTACGCATTAAAAAGCCCATACCGCCGTAACGCCACATTCCTCATGCGTGATATAACTGTTTCTGCCATCCGTAAGTTGAAAGATGGCAACGGCCAATATTTATGGCAGCCGAGCGTGCAGGCCGGGGAGCCAGACCGCCTTTTGGGATATCGTCTGTACACTTCCCCTTATGTACCAACGGTAGAAGCCGGGGCATTGCCTGTGGCATTTGGCGATTTCGCCCACTACTGGATAGCCGACCGCATGGGGCGCACAGTGCAACGGCTTAACGAGTTGTTTGCGGGCAATGGCCAAGTTGGTTTTATCGCAACCCAGCGCGTAGATGGCAAAGTTATTCTGCCAGAAGGCATCCAGCTACTCAAAATAGGGGCATAAAATGAGTCGCATGGTTAATCGGCTACTACCAAAAGTTAAGGCAAATATTATTTTAGTCCACGATGAGGACGATGCCCTTCTCCGCAGCTTTATTACCGCGGCACTTGGCTACGCCGAAAGTTACCAAAAACGTGAATACAAACACGGCAAGCTACCCACAACCACGGAGCAGGCCGTGATAATGCTGTCGAGCCATTTCTACGAAAGTAGGGATGGCTCGACAGGCGGCTTTTTTGCAGATTATGTTGGTGCTGCAAAGCAGGTGTGGGATGCGGTTAATCGTTTGCTACTAATGGAAAAAAATTGGGAGGTATAACATCAAATCCTAGTATAAATGCGTTGCCCTTGGAGCGATTTGCCTTCATCACCATGGCGCGTTTGCAACAAACCACGACCTTCCGGCTCTCCATTTTTCTCATTAAAAAAATGATTAAAAAAGTCTGTACCCAAAACGGAGCGCACACCCCTTATCGGCAGTCGCTTCCATTCATATGGGATGAAGAGGTCACACAACTT